GTGCAATCGGCAACCGCGAGACTCGTGTGCGTGATCGCGATGGTGCTCGTCGTGCTGCAGATGCCCCCGTACACCGCGCTGGCGCTCGGCATCCTGGTCCCGCAAAGGCCGGCCATGGCCGGTGTGACCGGCCGGTACTTCGCCGATGCGCAGACGGCGATGGCCGCCGGCGTTGACGCCCAGTGGTACAATCCCGCCGGGTTGCCGCTGGGGCCGCGCCGCGCCGTCTCCGCCGGTGCCGTGCCCATCATGCGGGAGCAGCTCACGGCCTCCGGTCAGGCCGAGGAGCAGTTGCGCGCCGGTGCGGGCTTCGTGGCCATGGCCTGGGGCCCCGATCCCCGCGGAGACTACCCCCGTCTGGGTGTCGGCTGGCACCTCTCCTGGCCGGATGCGGAGGACATGAGCGCCTCCGCCAGCACCGGTGGGGTGATCGATGCCGGGGCGGTGCCCAGTGACCTGCGCGGGGGCACGGATATCAGCTCGGCTTTTCCCGAGGGCATCCGCCGCGAGGAGCGCAGCACCGGCCGCGGTGCATTGCAGACGCTTTCCATCGGCGCTCAGGTGGGGCTTGCCGCGCGCCGCTGTGCCTTGGTGGCTAGTTTGGCACTTCGGGGGTGTTCGGAAGATGCGGGATATGGCGGGATATATCAAGACTTTGCGGGATGGGCGTTGCCAAAGCGCGCGCCGATTGCCTTGCGGCCGTGTCGGGCTGAAATGGCCGACATCGGCGGGTAGCTTGGCATTGTCTATCTGTCACCGTCCTGCGATAACCCGTTGACGCGTATAAGATTCCCGCCGTCCCGCGTGTTCGGGGTTGCACCGTCCAACTCCGAAATCGTGGCACAGCATGCGGGAATTCGTTCAAGTCATTGAAAGTGTTTGGCTTGCCGCCATGTTCCAGGCAATGGCCCCGCCGCGAACTCCGAAATCGCTTTTCTGACAGAAATTGTGCATTGCACGGGGCCTCCGGCCCGGTTACGGTAATGGCGTCCATCACGCGCCGAGGCGCTCGCCGCCCTTGGTAGGACGCGTGGGACGACCCCGGTGGGCGGGCCGCCGGGCTCATTCCTCCCTACGCCAGGCCAGTACACCGCCGCGCTGCCGTTCCAGGTACCGCACGTCGTCCGGGTTGAAGGCCGTGATGCCGCTCCAGCCTTCGTTGCCCCAGCGAAACAGCGCCATTGCCGGCCGCTGCTCGTCTCCCACATTCCAGCGCGCAATGTAGTAGCGGTAGAGTTGCCGGTTGCCCTGCTGATCCAGCTCCCAGTTCCACCAGATTTCGTCCGGCTCTTGCACCGTGCGCGCCAGCAGGCGCATCAGTGGCCCGCGGCCGCGCTTGGTTGATTTCCAGCGCCCGCCGGAGGTCTTGAACAGAGCCTCGCTGATGGCCACGGCCTGGCCCACCTGATCGACGTGGACGGCTTCCTTGCCCAGGTCAGCACCGAACTCCTTGAGGAATGCCGCGGCGTATTCCTGTGGCGGCAGCCCCTCTGGCAGCACTTGATCCTGCGACACCTGGCGGGGAGCGGGCATCGCCGGCGGGACCGTGCCGGGGGGAAAGCTGACCGGCGGCGGCATGTCCTGCTCGGGTGGGGTGAACGGCCGTAGGCGGGCCACGCCAGGGTTGGTGTCCCAGCCCGGATCGATGCCCACGGGCACCCGCTCCATCCGGCCCGTGCGGCGGTTGCGCCAGTGGCGGGTGGTGACCTTGGGCGCCTCCACCGGCCCGCCCAGGCGCTCGGCTTCGCGGCGGGAGACCTGGCGCACGCGGCACTTGCAACCCCAGCCGTTGGGGGGCATATGGGTGTTCCACCAAGGGTCGTCGGCCGGGAGCACCAGGCCGTCCCAGCCCACGTGCTGCTCGCGGTGCTCGCGCGACGGACCCAGGCGGTAAACCAGATAGGGGTGGGTGCGCAGGCTGCGCTGGGCGCGCTCCCATTGGCCCGCCGCGCGGGCCGTGCGCAGGTTGGCGCGGTAGATGGTGCGCAGCCGGCGGGGGCTGCCCAGCTGCACCGGGCGCAGTTCACCCGTCACCGGGTCCCGCATTTCCTTCACCCCCCACCAGCCATGCCGCTGAAGCATGGGTTCCAGGTCGCCCTGGAACTGGCGGAATGTGCGGCCCTCGGCCAGGGCCTTGTCCACCTCGCCCCGGATGGCCTGCAGCACGTCCAACTCCATCGCCTTGGCCACCGTGAAGGCGTAGGCGTGCTCCTGGCGCCACACGTCGCGGTGGTCGAAGCCGACCTTCCAGCCCTTGGCGCGGAAGTACTCCAGCGCCTCCTTCGGGGGAGCCGGGTCAAATCGATAGCCTGATATTGGGCTTTTCCTGGGCATACGCTATGCTGGATATCCCTGTTAACACAATAATATAGGAGGCGCCGGATGAGAGCTTTTCTTCTCGTAGTTGTCTTGGTGCCGCTAATAGTAACTTCTGGTCTAAGCGCTCCTACTGCTTCGATTAGGAAGCTGATGAATTCAAATGTGTCTGTGTTTTCGTTTGGGCTATATCGGATTGAAGAACATCTCTTGAAAATTGGAGAAAAAGACGAAATTTCAAATAGCTATGTTGTCACATACGAATGGGATGAGAATAAGATTAGAATTCAAGAGGTTATCTTCGCCGGATTGGACAAAACAAGGGAGAATTGTCGCGGGCGAATCGATAAACTTAGAAGATCCGCCAATGTCGATCCTAGTACCGGAGATTATATTTACGAAGGACAATCTCGCAGCGTTTGGGCAGGTTTTTTCCTCCCAATAGGATATACAGAAAAGGAACTAGATAACATAGCATCGCAGCTGGATAAAATCATTGTTATATACGTTCAAATTGGTATGGGAAAGACTCCTATGCTATGTAGTGGTGATTTGGTATCGAAACTCTATTGGTTTAGGGACTAGCGTCCATTGTTACTCCCATCCCCCGCCCCTCTTGCCTTGAACAGCGCGGCGCCCAGGTCGCGCATGAGCTGCTGGGATTCCAGCTTGCCCAGTAGTGCGTCCAGGCCGGTCAGCAGATCTTCGTAGCTTTCCGCCTCCTCGATCAGCTGGCTGATGGGGTTGATCATGGGGCGTAGCTGTTCCTCCCAGTCGGCCAGGGCCTCCGCCTCGATTTCGTCCAGGTCGTCGAAGCCGGTGCCGGCGCCGGCCTGGTTGAGGGCCGTATGGAATTGTCCGCAGCCGGGGCAGCGCCCCGCCTGGTTTGCGGCCTGGGTGGCAGCCGACTCCGGCGGGTCTGGCGGGCCGGCGGCATGGGGCGCGGCGAGCAGCTCCGCGTCATCTTCCGGGTCGGGCAGGCCCAGTTTGTCCCGCACCACGGACTGCTCCACGCGCAGGCCCAGGGGCACCAGGGCCTTGAGGGCCGTGGTGAGCCCGGCGATGTCCTCGGGCTCCGGCACGTGCAGCAGCAGGCGCGGGTAGGCGCCCTCGGGGGGCGGGCCGAAGTTGAGGTCGATGTAGGGCTTGACCAGGTCGCGGTTGAGGGTGACGGCGAGCTGCGCCGCGTCGGCCTTGACGAGGTCCTCGCGCACGTCGCTTTGGGCCTGCTCGTTGCCCAGCTTGCCGGGGGTGCCCTCGGTGCTGGCCGTCTGGCCGAGCACGATCTTGGAGAGCTGCTTGTCCCAGAAGGCGGCCGCCGCCTCGAACAGGGCCGCATTGCCCTGGCCGCCGCCCACGGCGTTCTGGAACTCGATTTCCATGCTGCGGTGAATCACCGCGGCGGCGTCGGAGCCCAGATTGGCCACGGCGCTGACCAGCTTGCGGATGTCCTCGTCGGTGGCGCCCTCGCCGTAGCGGCCCACGCGCATGGGAATGCCGTAGACTTCGAGGAAGGCGGCCCAGTCCTTGATGGTGAACGCCTTGAACAGATAGCCCCAGGCCGCCGCGGATGGGCAGGCCGGTCTTGAGCCGGGGCACGTGCACGATGAACTTGTAGGGGGGCAGGGGCAGGCCGTCCACGCCGCCGGCGGCGTCACGGATGCGCAGCTCGTGGCGCGTGGCCTGATCCCACTGGAAAAAGCGCGGGTCGCGCCAGGCATAGCCCGGCAGCCATTGCCCGGCGGCCACGCGCCAGTTGATCTCCACCGCCGAAAACCCCTTGCCCAGGGCGTCCAACAGGTCGCCGACCAGGTCGCCGAAGGCCGGGTCGCGGGTCAACTCGCGTACCGCGTCGGCCAACTCCACGGCGCGGGCCTCGTCGCCCGCCGCTTCCACGACGGGCTCCAGGCCGGCCACGGCCAGCTTGCGGGTGCCCAGCACGCTGCGGTAGTGCCCGTCCCGCTCCTCGATTTCCTCGGCCAGGGTCAGGTAGTCGTAATGGTCGCCCTCTGCGGCGCGCTGGAGCAGGGCGGCCAGGCGCTGGGGCGTGAGCCCGCCGGCCACGGTCTCGGCCCACACCTGGCGCACGCCGGTGAGCTGGGGCGCGGCATGTTCCTGGCGCAGGGCGGCCAGCGTAACCGGACGGCCGTAAGCGTCTAGGAGTCGTGTTGATTCGGCCATCCTTGGCCCCTACGTGTTCTAAAGATGAACTAATTGCGCGTTGACTTTGCTAAACACACGGCACATGTCCGCTACTTGCGTGTGTAATGCTTATCAAATTCGCCCAATATTCCGGGACTGTAGAAGCGTTTTTTAGTGCTCTTTGGATTTCCCGGGTCTAGATAGCGGGTTCTACTGTGCTTCTCTGAAATTTCTACCTTTCTCTTGAGATCATAGAACTTAGAATTCTGCTTGAAGTCGCCATACCGGCTTCCAAGCTGTTCAATCAGTTCGTGATAGTCCCAAGGGAACATCCGCCTGAGGTCTTCCTCCTTGACTTCAACGGCGAACGCGCCTTCGTCTTTGGAGTGACGAAACGGTAGTGCATCAGGGTTTGTCGTTCGAACAAAATGGAGTTCGATTCTCATCGATACATTAAATTTCTCGCTTTCGTCTGATGGATGCATAAGCTCCGCCTGAGATATCTCCGCCATGAGATTCCTAACAGCGGTGCCTTCCTGAGAAAAAGTTAATGATTCTATAGCCGATCTTGGTGGTTGAAATGCGAGAGGCATAATATAAAAATTGAATCTGTCCAGGTTATAATCAAACCATCCTTCTGCTGCTCTAGCAAAGTTTCGCAATGTTGCAGAACCAATTTCTTGAACTTTTTGTGATAATCCTCCAGTCATATTGTGCAAATGAATTGCATTGTCACGAATATCCATTAACAGAATAACATTCGCCACGCATCTTTTATCAATTCCTGGATTCGGATACCGTTGCACTCTGCCTAGGGCTTCTTGAATGTTGATAGTCAATGTATTACCAGCCCTATTCTTCCTTCGCCTTCGTCTCTTTCCATCAGTTCCGTCCTTTTTCTTGATGGGCTCCCAGACTTCAATTGATCCAAAATCTCCAGCACTCATTTTGACAATCCGGGCTTTCAGAAGGAGTTCCCAGGCATTCAACATCAGTATCGCGAAGGTCTCCTCGCGGTACTGAAAATCAGGTTTATTATATATCTCAATCGCTGCCAAACACGCTTGAATGGCCTTGTCCAAGAGATTCAGATATCGAGGACGTCTCATAACGGACCCTAACAAGAGGCACCCACAGAAGCCGTGTATCTTTTGTCGCGTTAGAAATACGTCCTTACTTCTAGAGAATCAAATCAAATTTCTGAGCGCTTACCAAACCCCTGCCTTCAGCCCAAAGCCCACATTTCCCGTCCGCACCGTCCGCTCGTGAGGGTCGGCGTCGCGGTCTGGGCGGGTGACGCGGTGGCTTTCGTAGACGATGGCTTCCTGGCGGCTGGCGTAGTGGCCCAGGGCCAGCGCCACGCCGGCGTCGCCGTGGCGCTGGTTGCCATTGCTGCCGCTGCGGGCCGTGTCGGGAATTTTTGCGATGCCCTTGTCCATGCGGAAGGCGCGGAGATCTTCCAGCACCTCGGCATCCTTGGGCAGCCTGATCTCGGCGTCCTGGAAGGCGGCGCGGAAGGGCGGCATCTGTTCCCGGTACCATTCGGTGCTGAGCATGACGGCCTCGACCTTCTCCCCGTAACGCTGCCGGGCCACCTCGGCCAGGTACTGGCCGTTGCCGCGGGCGTCCATCGCCCCGGCCATGAAGCGGGGCAGGCGGTCGCAGATATAGAACAGCACCTGCTTTTGCTGCTCGAAGGGCACGTTGCGCAGCTCCACCAGGAAGGGGAAATGCCGGGTGAGGTCCAGGGCTTCCTCGTAGGGGGCGATCACCGTCAGGTCGATGCTGCGGCCGAAGTCCTCGCCGAAGCCGTGGGCGCGGCGGATGTCGAGCTTTTCCAGCACGGGCAGCAGCTCCCGCTCGCACCAGTCCCGCACCTCGGCTTCGCGCAGGTGTTGCTCCCACCGGGTGAAGTCGTCGTCGAAGGCCAGGCGCAGCACCGGGTAGTCCGGCTCCATGCGCGCCTCGATGAGCGCCCGTGACAGGTAGGCCCCGCCGCCGGCGCGGGGGATGCAGTGCAGCTCCTCGTCCGCGTCGTCGCCGTAGAGGTTCAGCATTTCCTGGCGCCAGGCGGCTTCGCCCGCGGGCGTCCAGTCCCGCCCCAGGCGCAAACAGATACGGCGATAGAGCCCCTGCTCCAGGGCCTCGTCGAAAGTGATGCGGTGCAGGCTGTAGGGCTTTTTTCCGGCCCGCACATCCTGCACCAATTCATTAAAAAAATTGTCGTCGCCGTTGTGGGTGCTGATGATGCGCACCTTGCCGCCCCACATGAGCAGGGCCATCGCCGCCTTGATCAGCCCGGGCAGGTCGGGGTGGAAGGCCGCCTCGTCGATGATGACGACGCCCTGCTTGCCGCGCAGGTTGGCCGGGCGGCTGGAGAGGGCGGTGACCGTGTTTCCGGAGGCGAACTTGATGCGGTAGACCAGGATGTCGCGCCCTTCCAGGCCCTCGCCCTCGAACACGTCCTCCTGCATGTCGTCGGCGGCGAGCTGGTAGGCGCGCGCCCAGAAGGCACAGTCGTCGATGAACTCCCGCGCCATGTCCTGGTTGTAGCCGATGTACCACACGTCATCCCCGGCCTGGGCGGCTGCATGCAGGGCCGCGTCGCTGGCCTCCCCCCAGGACAGGCCCACCCGCCGCGATTTTTCGCAGACCTTAACCGGGGAACTATCCCTGATCCAGGATTGCTGGTACATTAGCAATGTCGGCGGAAGACTCATTGCCGCTCAGCGGAATCGCAGGTTCGAGTGTTAGCCATTCCAAGTAGCAAAATTCGGAGAGCAGCCATGTTTGTGACTCTTACAAAGACGGATGGCGGTGAACTAACCATCAATGTTGATTGTATTGAATCCTTTGAAGCGGATCATTCGACTACACCCCCAACCACTAAAATGACCCTTCGCAGCGGGAATCAGCTAAAGGTTGAAGCGAGCACACACGAAGTTGCCATGAGAATAAACACTGCCGCACCAAAGTCGATTAGGGAGAGCCAGACACCCTCCAAATCACCGTCCAGATCCATAGGTACAGCCGAGGCTATGGCCAAAGCTGGAAGCAAAGGCACCGGAGTTGCCGTGGGTAGGCAAACCGGGCGAAAGACGAGGGGCTAGCTGACCACCCCCAGTATCTCCCGCCTGATCGTCTCCACGGCCTCGTCGCTGAGGCCGCCTTTTTTCGCCACCTTGGCGGCCTTGTCTGCGGCTTCCTTCTTCGTCTCCGCCCGCACCTTCAAGATGCGGTCGGCCACGGTCTTGTCGGCGCCGGCCAGCTCGCGGATGGCCTTGGCCAGGAAGAAGATGTCCCCGGCCGAAGCCGCCTCCTCCCCGTCGTCCAGGGTGCCGATGGTCTGGAAGGCCACGGTGCGCAGCATTTCGCTGAGCAGCCGGCCCACGTCGCCCTCGGGTTCCTCCTCCATGCGAGCCACCCACACCCGCGCCACTTCCTGGGCCTGGCGGTACTTCTCCAGCTGGGCGTTGGCGTTCTGCACGTAGCGGCCCACCGCACTGCGGCTGACCTCCGCGCCCAGGCCGCGCAGGGCGTCCACGATCTGGTCGATGGTGGCCCGCCCATCCCGGATCAGGCGGTCGACTTCCTCACGGATGCGCGGGTCCAGCTTGCCGATGGTCGACTTGCGTCCCATGCGCGCCCCTACGGGCTGGGGCGCTTGACGCCCGGTTGCACGGCCCGGCCCGCGGCCACGTCCAGCCCGCGCGCGGTGGCCTTGGCGATCGACACGCCGGCCACGTCCGAGGTTTCCGCCAGGCCCTGCTCGGCCAGCCAGGCCAGGTCGCCGCGCACCTGGTCGGTGCTGGGCAGATGGCCGAAGCCCTCCAGGGCCGCGCGCAGCAGGTGCTCATTGGCCGCATAGGCCGGGCTGTCGGCCAGCAGCAATAGCAGGCTCAGGCGGCGGTCCTCGGCCACGTGTTCAGCAAAGGTGCTCATCGGTGCGAGTTGCTCAGCAAATAGTCATTGATGCGGTCCACCGACTGGCGCAGGGCCGCCAGGGATTCCGCCATGCCGCTGATCAGTGCGTTCTGGGCTGACAGGCCCTCGCGGATGGACTGCAGATCGCCGTGGGTGGGCAGGTATTCCACACGGCCCTCCAGCTTGGTGATGCGCTCGGCATGGTCGTCCAGGCGCCCGTCCACCTCGCGCTCCAGCGTGACCAGGCGCTCCTGGGTCACCCGCTGGCGGTTACTGATATAGACGTAAAAACCCACCGCCGCCGTCACGGCGAACTGGGCGATGTCCCACCAGAAGCGCCAAGCGTCGAAACCCATGCCCGTCTCCACTGTAATTGCGCCATAGCGCACAACATCAACCGATACGCTTGGCGGCCCGCAGGCGGCCGATAATGGCCAGCACGGCGCCGCCCGCCACGAGCAGCTGCTGCACGATGTCGGTGGTGGCCGCCGCGTCGAGCCGGTAGCCGACGCCCTCGGCCAGCACCGGCAACAGGCCGGTGAGGGCCTGGGCCAGCCAATCGGAGGCACCCATCAGGGCCACGCCCCACACGGTCCTGGACTGGATCAGCCCCTTGCGCTCACCGGCGTCGTCGGCCGGGGGCCGCTGGGCCAGCTTGGCGGTGACCGCCTCGCCCACGGCGGTGCGGATCGCGCCGGCGGCGGCTTGCTTCAGGATCGCAACAATACCCATTGCATCGTCCTTGAATGGGGTCAGAAACAGTTGTTGTGCGCTATGGCGCAATGGCATCCGTCAGGCGGCCAGGGACTCGATGCTGTGGAGGCCCTCGGTGTATTTGGCAAAACCGTCCTGGTGATAGGCCGTGAGCTGCTCGGCGCGGGCCAGGCCGTCGGCCGCGATGCTCACGTGGCACCAACCGCTGAACTCATGGATGAGCTGATCGTAGGGCAGGCCCAGGGCGTGGATACGGCGGCAGAGCTGCAGGGGCGACATGCCGGCGGCCACGATGTCCGCGGCCAGGCCGAAGCCATGCTGGCTGCGCGGCGAGCCGCCGATCAACTCGTTGAGCCAGGCCGGTCGGTAGCCCGATGTCACCTGAATGGGACCCACGGCTTCACGCAGGGGCTGGAGCACCAGCTTGCACAGGCGGCGCAGGCTGTATTCCACGGGGGAGTCCGGCAACACGATCACGTCCCGCCCCTGCCGCGCGGCAGCCTGGGAGCGTGTGAACTCACTAAGCAGAAAATTGGGGGAAAGGCGCTTGTCCATGCCCGCCTGCGTGTGCATCCAGCCGCGGGAGATCCGCGAGCCGGTGTTATGCGCTATGGCGCAATTACAGAGTTGTGCGCTGTGGCGCACGGTTTCTGCGCTATGGCGCAAAAGCATCAGTGCGCAGGCTAGGGGATATGGCAGTCGGAATCCGCCCGCGAAAGCGCGGCGGGTTATCGGGCCGGCGTGGTGCTATGCCGCGGGCAGGTCGCGGCCGCAGTGCTTGCACACCTTGGCAGCGGGCTGAATCAATTCCGCGCAAAACGGACATTTGCGCTGCGACCCGCCCGACACGGCTCGTGCATCGATCACAACCTGGTCTCGGGAAACCACCAGCGCGCCGATCAGCCCGATCAGGGGGGAGAAAATCAGGGAGAGCAACAAGAATCCAAAAAAGCTGCGGCCCCGGCTGTAGGCAGCCACGCCGGCCAGCACACTCAAGCCAAGCCAAAGCAGCACAATTTCCATCGTTTCCCTGCCCCCCTTTCGGATTGTTCTCCCACCCGAATCACGCGCGGGGCGTGCATCAATGCAGGCGGGGACTCCAAACGACGCGCCCGATCATCTGGAAGTCAGGCTGTTCCTCGGTGAGGTCAAGCACCTGGTCCTGGTAGGCGGGGTTGTCGGAGACGACGCGGACTGTTCCGCCCAGCATGAACTGTAGCCGCTTGACGAATGTGCCCAGGCCGATGCGGATGACCCAGATGCCGTCGGCCGGCTGCTGATTCTCCGCCAGGTTAACCAGCACCGGGTCACCGGAGCGAAAGGTAGGCTCCATGCTGTCCCCGGAGACCTTGACGATACGGCACAGGGCAGGGTCCAGCCCGATTTCACGCTGGAAATACGGCTGATCCAACACAAACTGCCCAAGCGA